TCGCCACTACCATCATTAGCTTTAAATTCAATTGCACCAATTGTTTGATCAGCAGATATAGAACCATCACTATTATTGATTCTTATGGTTGGTGAAGAATTACTACTTACTACAAGGTTTTTTTCTGGATTAGTCAGTCCGATGCCAACATTGCCAGCAGAAGTTATACGAACTTTTTCATTTCCTTGAATTTTAATTTTATATTCTGATGCTCTTACATTGAGAGGAACATTAGCAGACCCAGCATCATTTAATATTTCAAGAGATGATTCTCCACCACCAGTAGAAAAACTAAAGTTTGCATCATCACCTGCATGAACTTGCAATTTTCCAAATGGACTATCAGTTCCGATGCCAACATTACCCGCAGTAACATTCAACCCATTCGTCGCGGTAGTCACGCCCGTCAGCACTGGTCCGTGAGTCCCAGTCCTACCTGTAATAGAATTTACATTAATTGCTGACATTGTTAATATCTTTTAATTGTATTTATCAGAGGTCACCCAACTGATATAGGTCAGTTACAAGGGTTTTACCAAGACCCACAGTGACAGCTACACCAGTTTGAACGATAATTCTTGGTTCTTGAACTACAACATACGAGTAGTCATTACCCGCTGTAGTTGTATCAAGCATAATATCTTCAGTTACATATGTGGTTGCATTGATATAACTGAATGGACTTTTGGTATTGTTTGGATACTTAATAGCAGTACCAACACCAGATGCACCACTTTCAATACTGACATCAACAGTTGTACCATTGACCTTAACAGTATTACCAACCCCAATAAAGTTTATGGTTGTAATACCAGTACCAATCTGATTACCACCAGACTGAATACCAACTGCAGAAATAAATCCGGTAGATACACCAGAAATCAGTTCAGTGTCACCTTCTACTATTAAATTACCTCCAACAGTAAAGTTACCAGGCGCATCTGTTGGGATGACTGCGTTGAATGCTTTATATGTAACCGCCTCTACAACATCTCCATTGTTTGCTGGAGTTGTAAGTACAATACTTCTTCCATCTGTTGCACTATAATCTTGAGATTTGATTAATTTTGCACCATTAAGATATACTTCAATATATGCAATTTCATACCCAGTATTAAAAACAAATGTTGCTTGATTTCCTACAACAGTATATACCTGATTGGCAACAACAACCGAAGAATCTCCAGGGTTACGACCTAAATACCCATTATTCCCTATCATCAGGCTACTCCTTCTAAGATACTAAGACTTACATCTAATGAGTTTTCAATATTACTATAAACTCTAATTTGTTGATTGGGTCTCAAAATTGTTTTACCAGCATCACTGATAACAAATGAACTTCCAGTAGGAACAGGAATATCATTTGCAATATTAGCAAAAGTATTACCAATACCAATTTCAACAAAAAGATTAATACTATTGTCTGTTAGGTTAGCAAATGTGCCACCCACAAGAATTGCCTTACTTGATGCAGTATATGCGGTAGTAACACCCATAAAATTCACAACCTGATTGGCTGCAATCGCACCATTCGTAGATGTCTTATCTACAAGAACTGAGCCAGTTCCGATTGAGTATACTTTGGTTGCACCTCTAAAGAATGGAGTATCAACCATATCACCAATCGATATACCATTAGTCGATATACCACTGATGGTAGTTCCAGCAATACCAATACTAGCAACTGTCGTTGTTGTCACAATTCCAGCTGCTGAGGTCAATGAATTGTTAAATGACTCCGCCATTTTATTAATACTTTTTAGTTATTTATTATAATCCACCAAGAGCAATTACCATTGCTAATGATGGAACAGTGTTACCATCTATAGTTAGGTCACCTTCTATATTTGCATCACCCCTAACATCTAATGTGAAATTAGGACTTGTAGTTCCGATGCCCACCATAATGGAGGAACCAGATGATACAACACTGAATTGTGATGTTGCAGAACCAACATTAAGGTTCTGTGAGGTTACAATACCGGCAAATACTGCATTACCACTAGGTAAAATAGTAGCACCAATACCAGATGGACCAGTCGTATAACCAACATTTAATCCAATTCTCGCAGTTACAAAACCAACAGCATCTACACTAGCAACATCTTCATATGTTAATGTACCACCAATGGTGACATTTCCACTGAATGTTGCAGTGTCACCAACAATATTAGTTGCATATACAGTACCAACACCTAGTGACTCAGCACCAGTGATGATACCCAGTGTAGATACACCAGAAACAACTAATGTGTCGGCTAAAACATTTGCGGTGTTTGCAAGACCAACAATTGTAACCTGACCTTGACCACCAGATGGTGAAATACTGATATTACTACCAGCAACCAGGGAGGTTACAACCCCGGACAGAGTGTCACCATTACCATAATAGTTGACCGCGGTAATTACACCAGTTGAATTGATGTCATCTGCGGTAACTTGTTTCTGGAAGGTGGCCACCCCAGCAACAAACAGACTATCAGCAATAATAATTGCAGTATTTGCAAGACCGGTAATAGTTACATTACCAGTATTGTTATTGACAGAAATATTAGGACCAGCTGTGATTGTGGTTACGATACCAGATAGTCTTATACCATCACCAACATATTGTGTTGCTGTTACGACACCAGTTACAACAGTATCAAGTAAAGATGATGGTCCATTTACATCTAATGATGTACCAATTGTGGTAACACCAACAATATTTACATTATCATTGAAAGTTACGTCCGTTGTTACAATACCAAGTGTGGTAATTCCAGTAACAATTAGACCATTATTAGCTCTTGTAGTTCCATTGACATTCAGAGAACCAGTGAGAGTAGTAATTCCAGAGTTACTAAGCGATGTGACAGATGCACCACCACCAATAACAGCTGTTGCTACACCAGCCCGTTGTACATATGTCTGTTGTAGTACCGTAACAGTAGCAATACCACCCCTATTTCCACCAATGGCAGTAACATCTAGTCCTCTAAAGTCAAGACCTGAATATGTGGTTCCTAGACCAACTGCCGCACCTTCATCAAATACCAGGAGACCCTCAATAGCTCCAGATGGTGCAGCTGTTAACCATTGTGGTGGTTCACCTACTCCTCTAGAGAAAAGTCCTTGACCAGTTGCCCCATTCTCAAATGCAGAGGTAACACCAGGTTGTGCTTGATATAATAACTGACCTGACGCTCCACCGTAGATATTGGTTGCATTTGTTGCACTGGTAATACCAGTTAGACCAATACCATTACCATGAAAGGTATTTGCAGTAAGAGCACTACCAACTAAAAGGTCATTATCTACATGTAAATCTTGTGTAACTGTTGCAAAACCAGTTACCTTTAAAGTTCCGTCGATATCAGCAGTACCATTGACATCTAACAGAGTGCCAACTGTAGCAATACCAGTAATATTAAGATTTCTACCAGTTACCTCATCATATACAAGGTCACCAGTAATATTTAAATTACCACCAACGTACAAATCACTAGCAAATGTACCAATACCAGTAAATGTAGAGAGACCAGTTACAGATAAACCATCTGATACACTCACGGAACCGGCAACATCTAACTCATTTTTTGCCTGAGCAGAATTAATACCAACGCGACCAATAACTTCTAGTGAAGTTAAATCCTTACTAAAGGAACTTACACCAACTTTAAGATTTAAGGGGTCATTACTAGCGTATCTTGCCATTTTATTTACTGATTAAGTGTCTCTAGGATAGATGAGATAAATTTCACGTCAGTATTACTACTTGAAGATATAACAAGAGAATCTCCAGTTTCGAGAACAAGTTTACCTGCCAAAAGATTAGCAGCATCATTTGCTGGTACTGGGAAACCCATAAGAATTTCTGTGGTTACAGCAATACCTGCGGATGTTCTCTCATGAGAGAAATTAATAGTTTGTGTATCACTACCAATGTTGGTGGTTTGTGCTAAAAGGACAATAGCACTATATCCAGTAGGTGCAGTGTAGATACCTACTGTATTGAGTCCGACAACACCTGTGATTGTCTGATAATTGTTAAGGGCTAATGCCATTTTTTAGTCTCCTCCTCCTAATGCGAGAATGTAAGGTGTGATATTGGCGAATAGGCTTCTGTTATAAGCATCACCTGTAATAGAGCCTTCCAACTGATTAATTACGACTCCTTCACCAATCTTGAAGTTACCTGCCTGGTCCGTCGAAGTAAAGATGACCAAACCACCATTCTTATTAATAATTTCATTTTCTGGAATAGCAACACCACCTCTTTGAGGAAGTGCAGTTGCAAATGTGTTACCAGAACCAATATATTCAAATGCGTGACTTGAAGCCAGGACTCTACTTTGTTTGAAGAACGGAACAGTAGTTCCAACACCAACCGCGTAAGGTACGTTTTCGGTGAATGATACAGTAGAGATACCACCGACAATCGGAGTTGCACTACTGACCACATAGTATGTAGGTAATACATCAGGGGTGCCTGTAGCAGACCCAGTGAAGGTTACAGTAGGTGTTCCTGTATACCCCCTACCATTAGAAATCATGTCTACAGATGTCACAGAACCACCAGTCAGTCTTGCAACACCGGTTGCTTTAATTCCCCATGATTCTGAAGGATCGGAGAAAGTAATTGCAGGTGGTGATGTATAACCAGAACCACCATTAGTAACAATTACACCCTTAATACTGTTGTAAATATTGTCAAGATATACAACCTGACCATCATAAGGTCTAGTGATAAATGTACTCGTAGTGCCACCACCATCATAAGTATGGGAAAGAGTAGAAACACCAACATATGTGGTGAAAGATGTTCCAGCACCAGCCAATACACTATTGACCTGGAAGACACTACCAAAGTTATCAGGGAAGGTTGCAATATTGGCTTGACCTATATTGACAGTAAATGTGTCACCGGATACTGCTTCAACACCAACAAACTTATTAGAGAATGGATCGTTGAAACGTGGATATGACTTCTGTCTAGTATTATTGTCTCTAGAACATGTAAATGTCACGGCATCATCAACAATATTGAAAATACTGTTAGCTTTCAGAACACCGTTGGCAGAACCCGATA